CAAGCAGTTAGGAACTTAAAAGAAGCTAACAACAGATTCAACGAAGTTGTACAAGAGTCTCTATTTTAAACCATGACCGAGCAACAGATACAAAAGAAGATCACAGACAAGCTGACCGGCAACGGTTGGCATGTGGTCAAAATGATCAAGGTAAACAAACCAGGAACGCCCGACTTGATAGCTTGCAAGGCCGCGCGGTGCGTGTGGATCGAGGTCAAGAAACAAGGCGGTAAACTCTCAAAGCTCCAAGAGTTCACCATCAAGCAAATGAGAGCAAAAGGACTCAGCGTCATTGTGGCGTATGGGATTGAGGACATTAAAGAATTGATATGAGCGAAACAGAAAACAGAAGTAAATGGTACAAAAACGCTAATCAATGGGAGGTAGATTTTATTGAAAAATATGGCGAAAAATACGGCTTGATAATAAACCCATCAAAAGAAAACAACAAATTTTCTCCTGACTTGTTTATACTAAAATCATCAATAAGTGCAGATTTGAAAATGTTGAAAGAACCGTTTTATACTTCTGATAAAGTTTTCAATATACCGCCTCAATACTGTTGGACGTTCAATCCTTCTGATTTATTTGAGTACAGTGTGAAATATTCAGACAACTTTGGATTGTTTATTTGGCAGAAATTTGAAAAGTCAAAAATGTACGGCAAAGAAATTTTTGAAATTGAGGCAGTCTATTACGTATCACTATTTGAACTAAAAAAGATGATTCAAAAAAATAGTAAAATTCACCATTATGTCAGAAGAATGAACGACACAAACGGAAATTCTTTCGGTAGTTATGGCGTTGATCTTAGAAAAATACATAATTTAAAACCATGAAAACACCGGAACACTACTACAACAGCAAAGGCAGCCTTTACAAATTCGCGCATGATCACAACCTCAACGCGTGGGAGTTTGACATCATCAAGCGCATTACCAGGAGCCGCAAGAAAGGCAACTTCAAAGAGGACTTGGAGAAAACAAAACACGTGATTGATTTATACCTTAAAGAGTTTGAAGCATGATACTAGACACGAAAGACGAAAGCATTTTAAACACATTCAAATTTGCCGTTTTGCAAAAAATGGCAATTGAATATTACACCACTATTCAGAAATCACTTGAAGATCAATTTGCTCTCAACCTATCAACAAAATACGCGGCAAGATTCACAGTAAACGCCAAAACCAGGCGCAAAATTGAAAAGGAAATGGCAGAAGAAACAAAGAAATTCAAAGCCAGATCAAAGGCGTACAGAGATAAAAACTTCAAAATGTACGAGATGCTTGAGGGCTTTAGATACAACGAACAAGAGGCCGTTGAACATTGCATTGATGAAATTTACGTCTTTGTTGATGACCTTATTCAAAAAAACATAAGCTTTAAAGAGTAGATAACGGTTTGTGTATGAAATGTAGCGTTTTAACACACTTAAAAATTGAATTAAACATAAAGTAAATAAATTAATAATAACATTTAACAAGCCCTACCAAAGCTATTTTTTATACAAGTTGTTAGGCATTGAAAAAATTATGGAACAAAAATGGTATAAAGCTAGAGTAATACAATACGTGATTTACGGAACATTGTATTTAGCTATAAGTAAATTAGTGAGCTTTGAGATTGCTGTAATAAGTGCTTTAGGAACAATAATTGGTGAAATGCACCACAAAGAATAATTTTTATTGTGCCTAACACCCGGATAAACACCGTTTTTTAAATGGTGTTTATCCTGTGTTATCCCAAATTGTTGCAATGTTGCAATGTGTTTTTTATTGTATCTTCAAAGCATGGAACATTATGACAAATGGAATTACTGGTTGAATATTGGAATAAGCCTTGACAAGCTTGGTAACTCAATAAGTGGAGGATCACACAAGGTCACAATCAGTGCAAGGACAGGCAAGCACGCAAACACACCAGGAGCATTCAAGACATATTGGAAGCTCCAAGAGTCAATAATTAACTTTGCATTTCATCCCGTTGACGGGCCGGATCATTGTCACAATGCATACAAAAAAGAACGCGAAGACACCGAAGTGATGCGAGAAGGCAACCCGTTTTTGAGAGGTATTCTTGCAATCATAGTGCTCACCTTTTGCATACTAATTGGTACAACCTTGAGAATTATCAAGCCAATTTCACGACTTTTCAAGAAGATAAACCTCACTATTTGACCATTTTCATAGCCGTTTTTTGCGTTTAAAGAGAGGGTCTTATCTCAAAAAATGAGTTCTTTTTTTAACAATGAGCACTTTTTTACTCAGGCTCAAAGACAAAAAATGATAGTAATACTATCGACAATGATAGTAATACTATCGGTTTTGTATGTTTTTGTCAGGTTTTGAGGGCCTCTAAATATGAGCACTTTTGGAAAGACCCTAGATCAGCACTAAAAAATGTGCCTTGAATGTGGTTTAAAGTGGGTTTTTTGCCTTTTAGGGTCTCTATTACTCTTTTTTTATACTTTTCACAGGAAGGAGAAAAAAAAGAAGTAATATAATAGAGAATAGGGAAGGCCAATTTTTAAGAAAATGAGCACTTTGTTGTAAGTCGTTTTTTTTGCGTAAGTTTGGGTATGGACATCTTCACAACATTCACACACCAAGACGACAAAGAATTTGACTTTGTGCACTATGCTTGGACTGCGGAAGGTGATTTTGTTTATGAACTTTATTTGAACTAAAAACTTTTTTCGACTATGCCTGCAGGCAGACCAAAAATATCATTATCAATTTTGTGGGAAGGATGGTACAACGATGTGCTAGACTTGTACCGTGAAGGTGCTGATGACGTTGAGGTCAGAGCGATGATTGCTGAACATAGGATTGATCAAGAAGACTCAAAAAAGAAAACTTATTCATGGGATTTGTGGGATAGATTTCTTGAAGATCATGAAGAATTTTCCGAAACCATAAAAACGGGCCGACTATTATCCGAAGCATTTTTTAAGAAAATAGGCCGTAAAAATCTTGAGAATAGAGAGTTCAATTATACCGGTTGGTACATGCAAATGAAAAACCGTTTTGGTTGGAAAGATAAGCAAGAAACCGATATTACAAGCGGGGGCGAAAAAATAGGAATCTCAACAATCCAATGGGTTGATGGTAAGGATTCATAATTCGTACAAACCACTTTACACATCACCAAAAAGATATTTCTTAGTAACCGGTGGCCGTGGCTCTTTGAAGTCAACAACAGTACATGATTACATTTGTCGTTTGACCTTTGAACCTGGGCACGGTATATTGTTTACGCGTTACACAATGGCAAGCGCAAAGATGTCAATCATACCAGAGTTTGAGGAAACATTGCAGCGCAACGGATCGCGTAATGATTTCATTATCACATCAAGCAAAGTAACAAACAGACACACAGGGAGTTTCATCTTATTTTCAGGAATCAAAACATCAAGCGGTGACCAAACAGCAAACCTTAAATCTCTTGCAGGGATTACCACATGGGTAATTGAGGAGGGTGAAGATTTTTTGGATGAGAAGGCATTTGACCGGATTGATGACTCGATCAGATCAACAGCAAGGCAAAACCGAGTCATTTGGATTCAAAACCCAAGCACTAAAGAACATTTTATTTACAAGCGTTGGATCGAGGGCAAGAGCGAGCAAAGGGAGATTGAAGGCTACAATGTAACTGTGAGCAATCACCCTGACGTTGAGCACATCCACACGAGCTATCAAATTGCGGCCCGTCTTGGATACTTGAGTGAGTCATTTATCCGCAAAGCCGAAGCAATCAAAGAGACAAACCCAGATTTTTATATTCATAATTACATGGGCGGTTGGTTGGAGAGGGCCGAAGGTGTAATATTTGAGCATTGGAGCGAAGGGCCATTCGATGAGTCCCTTCCATTTATCAGAGGCATGGACTTTGGATTTGTAAATGATCCGACTACATTGATAAAGGTTGCTATTGATGACAAAAGGAAAATATTGTATTTACATGAAGAGTGGTACGAGTACGGGCAAAGCACTGATCAAATATGTTCTGCACTTGCGCGAATGATTGAGAGTAATGAATTAGTTGTTGCAGATTGTGCCGAGCCGCGATTGATTGCCGATGTGCGCACTGATGGGTTTAATATTGTGTCATGCGAGAAGGGGAAAGATAGTGTGCGCCTTGGCCTTGTCAATATGCAAGAGTTTAAAATTGTGGTCACGCCTGAAAGCCACAACATCAAAAAAGAATTGAATCATTACATTTGGAATGATCGCAAAAGTAACACGCCTATTGATAATTTCAATCATACGATTGACGCGGCCCGCTATGCTTTTGACGAGCTTACAAATATCAATGATTTTTATATTGGTTAAAAGTTTATTATATTGGCGAATTAAGGGCAATAAATGAGTTGGATAAGCGACATCTTTAGTACAAGGACATTCACAGCAACAGACCGCGCCACAATTGCGCGTTTGTTTGGTAGCTTTAGAGCCAATCAAATTGGTTCAACTCCTGGACAATTACTTGAACAAGGCTTTGAGCAAAATGTTGATGTATATTCTGTGATCACTAAAACACATGAGGTATTCAATTCAATTCCTAAAATAGTTGAGCGCAAAACGGCAGACGGTTGGGAGTTTGAAGAAGATACAAGTATCCATGAGCTTTGGGAGCGTCCAAATATTGAAAAGGGTTATACTTGGAGTAATATTGATGAGCAAAGGATTATCTATTTGCTAGGCAATGGCAACAGCTTTATGATAGGCCAAGAGGGTTTTAGTTCTCAATTTGACGAGGTTGATGTGTTGCCTAGTCCATCAATCACAATCAACACGAGTGCAGATTTTTTCATTCCCAATACTGAGTACGAATTTAGATTAGGCTCAAACATAAGGAACTACACCAAAGAAGACTTACAACAAATAAAACTATTCAACCCGTCTTACTCCTCAGTTACAGAGGCGCAATATGGGTTGTCGCTTATACAAGTAGCATCAAGAGTTGTCAGAACAGGAAACGACCGTTGGGATGCAAGCGCAACACTATTCCAAAACAGAGGTGCAATTGGCTTTGTCACTGATGGGAGCGCAAGACCTATGCAATCAGATGAGGCCGAACAAGTACAAGCGGCATTTGATAGCCGTTCAGCGGGTGCGGACAAGTTCGGGCGTACACTTGTAACAAACAAAGATTTGAAGTTTCAGCAAATGGCAATGTCAAGCACTGACCTTCAACTAGTTGAGCAAGGTGTTGTAGGATTGAGAGCAATTTGTAATGTCATGGGATATGACTCAAGTTTATTCAATGATCCGGCTAATAAGACATTCAACAACAGGAAAGAAGCCGAGAAATCAATGTACACCAACGTCATGATGCCGTTGGCTGATATGCTTGATTCATCGGATACTAATTTCATTGCTCGTAATCATTACCCTGACGGATCGCGAAGAATACGACATGACTTCAATGGCATTGAGGCTCTACAATCTGATAAGAAAATAGAGGCCGAGAAGGATAAAATCGAAATGGAGGGCATCAACTTAGTGTTGACAATGCCAATATCAAGCGAGGCAAAGAAAGAGCTATTGATTGAAAAGTATGAGATTAATGAAGACCTTGCAATTTTAATAACTCAAGAAGTTGTAACAAATCAAGACAATGCAGAAGGATAGTAAAAAATTATACAGCGTAAAGAGAGGAATTGAAGTCAAAGACCTTGACATCCAAACAAGACGCGTGAAGATAATGCTTTCAAATTTTGATACACTTGACTCTGATTCTGACATAATACGCAAAGGAGCTTTTGCAAAGTCTATCCAGGAGCGTGGCCCATCAAGTACAGGAAATCGAAAGATTGCTTTTTTGCGTTACCATGATTGGGAACATCCAATAGGCAAGTTTGTGCATCTTGAGGAAACAAACGAAGGTTTGATAGGAGAGGCCGAACTTGGCAGATCGGCTAAAGGTGACGCGGCAATGCTTGACTATCAAGATGGGATAATAAACGAGCATAGTATCGGATTCAATTACATTGAGGACAAGACACAACACGTTGAGCGTGGTGATGCTTCCTATTGGGAGATAAAAGAAGTCCAACTTTGGGAAGGTAGCGCGGTAACATTTGGCGCAAATAGTTTAACACCTACACTTGACGTAAGCAAAGGCAATCACCTTGAAGTAATCGACAAGGTTAACAAGAAAATGAACGGTTTAATTAATGCCCTAAAGAATGGAAAGGGTACTGATGAACGCTTATTTGAAATAGAAATGGCATTGAAGGTTTGTCAACAGCAATACAATTCACTCGTAAACTTTGAGCCGTCCACTGAGGACACTCTTATTGATGAGCCGAATATTGAAGCGACAAAGCAAGATGCAAAACAATTTTACTTAAACTTATTAAAATAAAATACGATGAATAAATTTGATCTATTCCTTTCAGAGAAGGGAATCACAAAAGAACAACTTGCAGAAAAGGGTGCTGAGGATTTAGCGTCTTTGTACAATGAGTACAATGAAAAGTCAAGTGCTGACCTAAGCGCGGCAATTGAAGCCAAAGCAAGCAAAGAAGATATTGAGGCTCTAAAGTCTGAGATTGTAAAGACTAATCTTGAACATACAAAGACTTTGAACGAAGCGTTGAAAGAATACGGTGTTGCAATCAAGAAATTGAGCAAGCGTGAAAAAGAAGACGCAGCAAAGCAAACATCTTCTTTGTATGAGGGATTGAAAGCAGGAAAAGAAACTCTTTCTAATATCAAAGACGGTAAGGACGGACGCTTGAAGTTCAAAGCAGCCGGTACAATGTTGATCAGTACAAACGTCTCAGGCGGTAATGTACCAGTTGAACAAAGACTTGCAGGACTTGACGATATACCATCAAGAGAGGTTAGGCTTTTATCTATCGTGTCAAGGGGTACAGCTTCAAGCAATGTTATTTCTTGGGTATCTAAAGTTAATAGAGACGGTGCAGCCGCAGGAACGGCGGAAGGCGCAACCAAAAACCAGATCGATTTTGACCTAACTGTCAACTCTGAAAGCGTTATTAAGTTTTCAGCGTTCATCAAAATTTCAACTGAAATGGTTGGAGATATTGATTTCATGAGTACTGAAATTAATAACGAATTGATGGGTGAAATGCTCAGATTGATTGAAACTCAAGTTTATAGTGGGTCAGGAACAGGCACAAATTTAAACGGGATATTGACTCAAGCGACTGCCTTTGTTGCAGCAACCGCACCCGTTGCAGTTGTTAATGCAAACCTTGTTGATGTGCTTAGAACGGCAGCTACTCAAATACAGATAGCAAACCAAAGTGCACCAACTTACATCTTATTGCATCCAACTGATGTATTAGGATTGAAGCAAATCAAAAGGTCAACAACTGATAAAGCGTATATTGATGCTTTACAATTGGTTGCGGGTAGTCTTTCGCTTGATGGTATTCCAATCATTGAGACAACTCTTGTAACGGCTGATACTTATTTAATTGGTGACTTCAAAAAAGCCACTGTATTTGATAAAGGATCAATTGACATTGAGGTTGGGCGTTCTGGGACTGATTTCGTTGATAACCTTGTTACTGTTCTTGCAGAATGGAGAGGGTTGAACGTTATCAAAACAAACCAAACCACTGCGTTTGTTACGGGTACAATATCAACTGATGTTGCTGCGTTGATTGCATTGTAATATTGATTGCATAATCAAATCGGGTGAGGCTAACGCTTTGCCCGATTTCTAAAAGTTTGAAAAGATGAAGAAAAACAAAGGATCAAACAAAGGAGAGAAGGCCGCGCCTTCAATTATCAAATCAATTGATTGGGATTCAATCTCAGTTTCTGAGCCTGTTGACATTATAGGGCTAAAAGGTAACACATTGAAGGCTGATAAGGCTTACCAGGTGACCAAGGCAACAGCTATATTATTAATCAATAAAGGGTTTGCAAAACTAGCATAATGTCGGACATCATACAATTGACAGACTTTGAAAGCGGTGAGTATACTATCCCACAAGATAGTTATTCAGACATTCAACCATACTTGGACAAGTACGAGAAAAAGTATTTGATTGAGTTGCTTGGGTGTGAGTTGTATGATTTATTCATTGCCGATCTTGTTGGAGGTGTACCACAGACACAAATTTACATTGACATTTACAATGAGATTTGTGAGGATGAGGGCAGTGCAATTGTACGCAGTGAAGGAATGAAAATAATGTTGATCGAGATTGTGTATTTTTACATAGTGCGCGACTTGGCAGTTAAAAAATCATCTTCGGGTGTTGGGTTCAATGTCAATGAAGTAACAGACGGCCCAACTTATAGCGGGTTTAATATTGTTGAGGCATTCAATGAAGGGGTGAAAAATTACAGGGTTATCCAGTGGTATATTTGCGACAATAGTACTGACTACCCAGATTACAACGGGCAAGGCTTAAATGTTATTAGTGGAATATGAGAGTACAGGTCATTTGGTCAAGTGTAGACGCAAGCACAACACAAACAAGCGCAAGCATTGCAATTGATTGTGGTCAAGATATGCGGTACTTGATCCAATTGACCAAGACGGGTGCTGATGGTGACCCAAGTTTGTACATTGAAGAAAG